GTGTTGTCTCTATCTGTACTGCGATCGGTATCTCATAACCACAGCTGCAACGTATACCAATGAACTTGCGGTAACACTGCGGACAGTCATGAGTCTTAGCCTCTTTCTCCTCTTTCTCCTTCACCAGGTTGCGCTCGTTATATTCCTTCTCACCGTCATCTAGGTATGCAGGTACGAAGTCCTCAGCAAAGCATCCGAACTGCTCTACATTGCCAGCGTGATCCAGCACAATGCAATTCTGTTTACCAGGATGTGTGCGCATCCCTCGACCTATTCTTTGGATCCAGGTTATTAACGACCTTGTCGGATATGCATCTAAAATACAGGAGACCCCAGTGGAGTCGAAGCCGGTATTCAGTAGCTTAGAGCAGGATAAGATTAGGAACTCACCCTTGGTGTGAGCCTGGATGATGTCTTCACGCTCTTCTGGGTCCATATATCCATCTACGTGCTCAGCGCTTATACCGGCCGCTTGGAATTGACGCACCAACTCCTTCGAGTGGTTAATGCTAGGTGTAAATGCGATCGTCATGCGACCAAATGCACGGCGCTTCCAGTTCTCTATGATGTCACCATTCAGTGCTTTATCAGAGTCAATTGCACGTACAAGATCACGCTCATCATAGTCCCGCCCACCAGTAGGGATAGCTCTTGTCTTAACACCTTCAAGGGCGATTCTCCGACTTGAATAGTAGTCCACAGGACATAGGTAGCCGCCAGCAAGAAGTTCCCTAGAAGTAGTTGGTACAATGAGGTCATCATAATATTTACCTAGCCCTTTACTGTATGGAGTGGCAGTCATGCCGATAAATGGAATAGCGTTAAGCTGCTCCATGATTCTGGTTAGGTACTTGTAGTGTGTATGAGCCTCATCTACGATCGCCAAGTCCCATGGGAATGACTGTATGCCGAACTTATCCAGCCTGCGCGCCAGCGTCTGAGCTGAGGCTATCTGAAGCGGTTTCGAGTAATCAGTGCGCCAATGATCCCCCTGGATAACACCAAACTCCAACCCCATACCGTCATATGCTTCAAGTGTCTGCTCGATAAGCTTGATACGATCGCAGATAATCACTGCTCGCTTACCCTTATTGACAACCTCGTTCAGGATATATGCCGCGGTTATCGTCTTACCGAATGAGCATGGCGCTGCAAGTATTGGTCGCTTATGGCCGGTCTGCAGTGAGTGGCGCAACATATCAATAGCTAGTTTCTGGTGGGGTCTTAGCTGCATGGCTTTCTCCAGGCAATAGTTGTCATTTAGAGAGCTGTTAGTGACCTATTAGCTCTACACACTGTTTGTTCTGATGCACATCTCAGGTAATCAGCAACCATTTATACTCAGGCTGGCAAGACCTGACCTACTAGGCATACTCGGTATGCTTCGTCACTATTACGCTGTTTATCCCGCTCTCTAAAGGTTAGAGATGTGGTGAAAGCCTTTTGCTGCGGAGGGTCTGGCTTAGCCTCACAACTGTTTATACTGGGCAGATACAGTATCAGGTATAGCATCAGAACAAGCGTACTAAACCTGTTGCTGTGGATAACTTTACCCAAGCTGTGGATAACTAAGTGAATAACTTTCAGGAAGGTTGTTGCATCTATGCACAGGTGTGCACTAAAATGATAACTCCAAAGGCGCTGTGTAAAACAGGTACTAGGAGTTTTACTTCCGGTATTTAGCTTATCCAGTGCTTGGGGTCTGCAAACCCCACAGCGTCTTCCTAACTTACAATCTCCTAACTTAGTCGTCAACTCTAAATAATCGCTGATACAGATTAGCTCGGCGGTTAAATATATCCTTTACGCGCTTCAGGTAATCGATCGTAAATTTCTTAGGCTCATTGTCTGACTCTAGGCGCTCGACCCGGTCTAAGCCCCATCGGCTTACCATGCCAGCTCTAAAGTTAGCAGCATCACCTGATCGATACCTATTGCAAGCAACACACTGACCGGCCGTATTATCTAAGCGGAACTTGTGTTGGCCATGTGCGCCCCTGGACAGCATATGACCGCAGTCACGTGTGCCACCGAACTTCTGCTCTGGCATCGAACCACAGGATATACATCCAGTAGTGCTATCCCTGAGCCTGACATATCTATTAAATGCTGACTGTGCCTCACGCACATAATCTGACTTGGTCTTAAGCTTCTGCTTGCGCTCTGCAGTCTCTTTCCTCAGAGCTTTTGTGTAGTCTTTCTTGCCCTTCTCAGACTTAGCATATGCAACCAGACACTCAACACAACAAAACGCCTTCAGGGAGCCATACAGAGCGTCTGAGGCGCTTATCTTCTTACGACAGTTGCTACATCGTCTAGTGGCTGACTTCATTTGGTACTGGCTCATCGTTAAGCTTACAGCGGATACCCTCAACCATTCTGGTAATGTCCCTTGCCAGGTCATCCTTGGTAACAGCATCAGGTACGTTTTCGCAGTACAGAGCAATATCTATCAGACCATTAACCGATACATCTATAGCATCAAACATCGTCTGCGCCTGCTCTGACATCTCCTCAAGGATAGTCTCAAGATGAAATATATATTCATCATCAGACATATCCTTGCGACTGATTACCAACTCCTGAGTCTCCACTACCACTTCCCTGATAGTGCTAGGCGCTTAGCTGGTGTCATCTGCTCAAGTAGAGCAATTTCCTCAGCCTTAGAGCCCCTGTTGCGGCTTTCCATAAAGTCCAACTTACCTAGCTTAGACTGCTTCCTGATAGTGGATTCAGATACATCATACTTCTTAGCTATCTGAAGTATTGTCCAGCCATTATCAACCAGCTTCTGTACCTTACCAGTATTTAGGTCATGTTCTAGGATCTGGAACTTCTTATGAGATGCGGCGTGTGTATTCACTCAACGTCTCCTTCTTTAATAAATACGCCATTTTCATTGAGATAGCCTTTGCGTTCTTTAATATCTTCCCAAGCCACCTCCATGCACTCCTTTATGTCTGACTCGATCAGCTCCGCAATCATAATCAATACTACGATGCAGTCACCGATATCATCCTTAGCAGCCTGATGGCGACCCTTAGCAATGTTATCTGCCAGCTCACCCATCTCACTCATAAGCTTAAGTGTCTGAGTGCGAGCATCACCGTTGATAGTGATGCCACGCTCCATACCCCAGTCAGCAATGCTGTGTGCTAGTTGTTCTAGTGTCATGTCTAATCCTTAGTATGCAAATGCAACGATAAACAATACCAGTAGTGCGACCATACCGATGGTCATCGTTACCAGCTTAGAGTTTACCCCGCCTACATATTCTGTAAGTGCGTCTATCTTGTCGCAGATATTATCAAGAGGCATACGCTCAATCTCACCTAGTTTATCAACAGGATCATTAACAACGTATGAGTCGGCCGGTGGTGCAATATCAATCTCCAGCTGCTCTTCTTCACCACCAGTCTGACGTATCCATTCATAATCCTCGGCAGCCTTCTGTTCCTTACGATCTGCCAGTCTTAGTTTATAGGTCTGAGAATATATAGAACCTATTGAACGGCCTAGAGCCTCAGCCATAAACTCTGGCTTACATTCACGATCGATTAGATTGCGAAGCATATTATTATCAGAGTCTGTCCAGCGCTTACCTTGATTAGCTAGTTTCATGAGTTTTTCCTCTTGAGTTGTTCATACTGACAGTCGTCAGGTCTGGGTAGGTAGAGTGAGAGTGTGGCAGCATAGGCGTCCACCTGAGACATATAGCTGAACATCTCACCCTTGGTTAAATTCTTAGTAGATTTAAGCTGTACAGGAATGACAGCCGTACCGATGCGCTTCTCAGGCTCATAGCCTAAAAACTCATGCTTCATTTTGGTATGAATCTCATCGGTGCTGAAGTCTGTACCCTTGCGTACATTGATGAAGTCGGCAATCTCCTTCATCCACATCCAGTACAATGCGTTCTGAGACAGCGATCGGTTGCCGCGCTTGATCTCGAAGTTGAAGTAACCGTGCTCCTCAAGCATCTGGCGCATATCACGCAGACACTGAGCGATGCCTGGCTCAGAGCTTACCAGGCGTTTAACTGAGTCGTTCATTCTGCCTCCTCAGTCATCGTGTAAGCAGTACCGTCAGCCATGATGAATGACACACCATTACTAAAAAACTCATTACTGACGTAACCCGCGCTTATTTTTTCCTGCAGGTAATCAGCCGTATCGGCAGGATCATTGCAACGGTATAGCTCGACCCATGATTCACCACGTGATTTATAAACAGCGTACTCAGTCATATTCATCTCCTAGTTAAAGTACACAGCTATAATCTAATCAATATATACAGATGTCAACAAAAAGATTACTAAAGACCAATAAAATCGCACACTGACATCTCAAAATACTCTGCCAGCATCTCTAGTTTCTCGGTGTTGATATGCTTACTGTTGCGCCACTTGTATAGACACTGCCTAGATATATCTAGGTCAGCCTGCATCTGGCTAGCTGTAACACCTGCCATTGCCATTGCTATGTTGATGCTTCTACCGATATTGATTTCCATATTGCCTCCATAAAAAAGCGCCAGTTTCCCAGCGCCTGGTCTTATTTAAAACGGGATATCATCCTCGAAGTCATCCTGCGCAGCTTGTGGAGCTGTGCTTTGCTGTGCCGGCTTCTGATAACCCTGAGATGGATTCTCATCTTTAGGGCGTACACTGAAGCTGACAAGCGGAGCACGATCAGACGCGTCCTCAGCTTTCTTCCAACCCGACAGCCAGTAGTCTTTGCCATCAATGTTAATGCTGCCAGAGAAGTGCGGATGTTTATCAGACTGACGGTTCTCATTTTTCCAGATAGCGCCGCGATTAGTTTCATCATATTGATTGCTCATATTAGAGTTCCTTTAGTTTTTCATATTGAGTTTGTATTGCTTCACAGGCTTTCTCTACCTCAGCCGCCAGTAAGCTGATGTAATCCTCATCACGCTCTACTCTGACAATCAGAGCAGGCATATCAGGATGGTAGGAAACAAAGTCACACCACTCACGCTCTGTCACCCAGAGCTGGCCCATGACCTGTTGTTTATATGTGCTCGGCAGTTTATTACCACGCAGGTAGCCAACATGCGTACTAGGCGCTGGGCATTTAATCTCTAGCAGTCCATTGTCACCAATCAGACCATCAGGACTAACACCGCACTCCAGAACGTCATGCTTACAAAAGCCAATCTCATCTACATCATTGCCAGATGCAAATTCGTAGAATGATCTAGCCTCTGGCTCTAACTCAGTGCCTCGCTGCATCCATTCAGTCACCTTAATCTCAGATGCCATATTGTTCATCAGGCGCTCAGCGATAAGTTGATTGATGTAACCTTCTGCAGATGTAGAAGGCTTACCTGCGGCAGTAATCAGCTTGGCAAAGCTGGAACCACTTGGACAACCCAAGCGATCACGCAGCCAGCCTTCTGTGCCCTGTTCGTAGACACAGATCCTCATTACATATTCTCCGCAGCAGCAGCAGTGTGGATAGCTTTCTGGCAAGCATCGTATGCCTGCTTGTACTGAGCCTGAGTTAGCTCATCCAGCTTATTCACCTTGTAATGCTTTAGGAGCTTACCTAGATCGCGCCCAGCGTGCTCTACAGCCTCGCCAAGCAACTTTGCCTCTGCCTTAGTGATAGATACTACTACAGGCTCAGAAACGCCTTCCTGAGCGTCTGAGGCGCTAGGGAATGCCTCGCCAGCGTAGATATTCAGACCTAGACCAAACAGAGCTAAAGTTTTAGTCATGCAACGCATGCGAGCAGTATTGATCTGCATGGCATCTGGGTTAGCGATAGCATTGTTCTTGTAGTTCAATACAGGCAGCCAGCCTTTACGATTCGCAGTATCTCTACCTACAGTAATAGACAGATCGCAGTGAACCATTACAGTACCGTTAGGCAACCACTCCTCAGTAAACTCAATAGAGTTATTTGGGTAGTATTCCATAAGGGTTTTGTAAGCGAACGTCCAAGCGATATAATCAAGCCCACCTTTCTTCTCAACATGATCAGTGCAGTCAATGCGAGAAAAGGTGTCAAAGATAGTGCCTGCGATGGAGTTAGTTGCGGTCATATTCATATCCTCATTGGTTAGCAACAGATTCTATTTGACCATAGATAGTTTACATATACAAACAACATAGCACACAAAGGTAAATAAATAATGACAACAGACTACTGGTACAACCGCGCAAATAAGTTCCAATCAGATATAGACCACATCAAGTGGCAGATAGAGAATGACAAGACGGTTGATGTACAGCAGCTCAGGGAGATAAAGAATAGATTGGTAGAAGAGTTGATGGTCTGCCGAGAGGCTATAGACCAGTTCAGTAAGTAAAAAAAGAGCCAGCTACTGGTGCTTGTAGCTGGCCCAACCCCAGTCCATAGGATATCACATGGAGACTTACACGTTCACCCTATGCCTGTAGGCATTAACCAGAACTTAATAAGACCATACAGTCGGCTCTGGGAAGCCATCATCTGCCGTAGCAGTGTCTACATGGATAAACCGGCCATTACCCTTCTGCTGCACACCGATACGCTTAAATCCTAGCTCGAATGCCAGACGCATAATTTCATGTGCATCTGCTCGATCTACACCAATGTCAGCTGCTTTAGCTGAGCTATGCGCGCCAGGCTTACTCTTCTTAGCCTCTATGGGATGGTCAGGACAACGATACCCAGATGTGATTCGCATAGGTTTGCCATATGCCTCACGTAGCGCATCTAGCTTATCCATGAAGTCCTGGTCCATTGGTGATTCACCGCAGCCGCATTGGCACGCCATCTCACCTTCACTAAAGTACTTTGCTGTCCAAGTCATTTGGCCACCCCTTTCTGTTTCTCAAATGTGCGTAGACCACCAAGACCTAGCATACCCATCATAACAGTCATTAGGCTGCTCATGTCGAACTCTGGCAGTGGAGGTATCGTAACCCCTGCCGCAGTCACGCCGAACACGATCAGCGGCTGTAGGACAAAGTGGTACATAAATGCAAATCCACACACCCAGCCGATGAACGGGCGCCAGCCGCCTTTAAATATTGAACCAGATGCAGCTTCTGCTTTATTGACCTCGATCTGAGCCATAGCAAGCTGCTGCGCGTGCTTCTCAGACATGGTAGCGATCTCATGTGCAAGAGCGTTCTTTTGGTCTTTGTCCTCTACGAACTTGTCCAGTAGCCCCGTCACAGGGCCGATCAGTGCTGATAACATAGGTCACCTCACTTCTTTAATGCACTTGCGCCAAAGAAAGCAGATACCAGTACCGCAATAGATGCAAAGTAGGTAGGTGCAATATCAGCGATCAGAGATGCGGCAGTTGTCATAGCAAACAGCTCAGCAAAGAATATACCCATTGGATATACAAGTAAGCCAATGAGAGCAAACCAAGCCATACGCCTGATCGCATCACGCTGAGCATCGTCATCAAGCATCTTGCGTTTGCGATCTTCAAGCTCAATTATTGCCAGCTCTTCAGGATCTAGTTTTCCGTTTCCGTTCGTGTCGTACTTTTCTAGTTCGCTCATCAGTAGGTCAACTCATCTAATGCAGTCCACACATCATCCATATCTTGCTGGAATCTACTCATATCCTTACGAACCTGCTCCACAGCAGCTTTATACTGCTCTGTGTTAGCGGCAAAGCCTCTAAGCTCATCTTGGTTCTTAATGATACCTTCTAGACTGGTTTTTAATTGTGCTAGATTACCCTGTAGCTCTGACAGGTTCTGATCCTCTATGCGAGTCTCAACACGCTCAATACGCAAATCCAGCCGCCCCATATCCAAGTTGCTGACAGTCTTAGAAACAACCGCAAGCCTCTCTTCAATCTCTGCCATGCCCTGCTCAAGGTCTAAGCGCATAGCTGCCATCTCCTGCTCTAACTCTAAGCGAGCATCAGACAGGTCTTTCTTAAGCGGCCCTAGATCTGGTATTTCTTCTACCGCTTCCTCTACAGCCACCAAACGGCTATACAGCTCACTGGAAGTCCATATAGCGCCAGCACTACCACCAATCAAAGTCACAGCAAAACCAAGCACAGCGCTCTTCACAGGCACTGTAAATCCAAGCAGCTCAAACTCTGTTGATTCAGCTACCGCTTCAACCTTATCCTCTATAGGATCACCGGAGCGCTTACCACTCACTGGTAAATGCCCTCGCCATCCGAGTACACATTCTCTGTCTGGTATGGTGTGGTGAAGTATAAGGAATGGCTCATACCAGCCACATACGCCCCTGTGCTGCTGTAGTACGTTGTCGTTATGTAGCTGTTTACTACGTCTAGAGATGTGTAGGAATTTTCTATCTCTACGCCATACTGATCCGCAAACTGATCCATGTGATCGGCCAGATGCGAATCTACTGCCGCGCTTGAGTATGCTGCGAATTCTTGGGCGTTTTTGTTTACCGCTGCTAGACTGTTGTTGTAGTTGTCTTGCATCGTATCTGTCACGCCATCGGCTGCTCCACTTGAAACTGCGTAATCCTGTAATGCCTCTGCCTCCACTGTGTTAGACACAGAGCTTGCCATAGTATTTATGGTTGTAACAGTTCTTAGTGCAACTGTCGCCTCAGCGTACTGATCTACAGATGACTCTAGATTAACCTTAGCCTGATTCGCTAAAGCCTCAAGCTGATCCTGTGCGGCATAAAAAGAATGATCTACGAACGCTTGAATAGCTTGATTATAAGCATCCTGCTGAGCATCAGTGATTAACGCCTGTTGGTATGCATCGTTAGCTATGAACAGGTTATTATCTGCTGCACTCACCGCGCCAGCTACAAAATAGTTACCAGTTGTTACCTGATTGTCTATAACGCCGGATGTTGTGGTTACATTATTGATTACTGTCTGATCTGACGCATCAAGGTTAGCGGAGTGTGCTACGGAAGCGCTCAGACATACTGCGAGTGTCACTAGACGCATTTTCATTAATCTCCTGTGTCAGCTCTCGCTCCCAGCTTGGTTCGCCATGAAGCTTTACTGAATAGTTTGGCCTTTTCTCTGGGTACTTATCCCAGTAGATGTAAGCCATCTTACCAATGTACGTTTTTCCCTTGATCGTAATTGGACATGGTGTGCCAGCCTCATACATAGCCTCAAACACCCTAGCGTCATTGCACAGCAATGTCAGCGCCCCTATCTTCATTCCCTGATCATAGAGTACTTTTGATAGCTTTAGTTTCTCACAAAATTCATCTGTTTTATATGTGCCAGCAGAGATGCCAACAAATGCGGTCTGAGCGCCGCCAGAAAGCCCTATGAGACATGAGTCAGCACCGCTAGACATATACGTTGGTGCTATAGCCGAAGGAGGCGCAGCAGACTTGCTAGAGCCTGTCGTTTGATTAATGACTGTGCCTGAGTTTGTGGAGATATCACCGCCAGCTTGCTGATTAGTATTCAAGTCACCTGTCTGAGTGTTACTTGAGTCAGCTAGCGCAGTTAGGCTACAGAAGCAGATAGCCAGTAATTTATAGCGAATGCGACTGCAATCCATACTATACGCTCCATCCATAGGTTAGCGGCCGTACTTAGCTCCAACTTACGGATTCTTCTCTCATGGTCATCAGACCTAGTATGCGCCCTTTTAACAGCGTCATAAGCATTATTGTGGCGCTCCTCTAGGACGGCCAGTGACTTCATTGCTTCCGCAATATCTCTAAGACTGGCTTTTACATCAGACATATCATCTGTAAGCGCCTTAGTCTTAACTTCTATTTCTATTAGTCTCTGGCTATCTGGAGGCATTAGTACGTTCCCTTCCAGATGCGGAGCTTATCAAAGTCACCTGATAGCATCTTGGTCTTAATGAGATCGCTAATAGCTTCCTTGTCACTCCACTGCAGGCCAGCCTGCTTGATCCAGTCAGCCAGCATATCCATAGGGATCATGCCTACTAGGCGATTCTCACCCTGGACGCCACCGTGCATCTCACGAGCAGCCTCAGCCATACGAAGCTCTTGGGAGTAGTCATGGGTCTTCTGGTGGATGTACTTCTTACTATCCTCGTCATACCAGACTTTCTCACCTATCTTCATTCTTCTGACTCCAGGTTAAGTTGTTCTTCCTGCACTGCAGCTTTACGAGTACGGCGTTTCTTCTCTACAGGTGCAGTAAACGGTTCAATATTCGTACCATACTGCTCTGCATTCTCTAATTCAACAATATCACCACGGCGGTACTTAACACCGGCAATACGGAATGAGCTGCGTGTGATTTTATAAGTAGCCATAAATAATCCTCATAAAAAAGGGGGCCGAAGCCCCCTCTATACTACACCAGATTAAGATGTAGTGTTATCAAATACACCGCCTAGGGCAGCTTCGTTGCGAACAACGAGAGTACCTTCAGTGGTGATCTGGCGAGTGGTGTTATCGCCTGTCTTACCGAGTGCTACGTTCTTAGTTGGACGCAGGATCGCAAACTCAACCTTAGAGTTTTCGATGATGTACACATCACGTGCACGACACTCACGGCTCGGAACGAACTCGACATTTCCCCACGGAGTCATATAGATGCTCATCAGGTTGGCGACTTTACCATCAGCAGCACCGATAGTAGAACGCTGCGAGTTGTTACCCACGAAATCCAGTGCAGCTGCCATCTGGAATGCAGATAGGTAAACAGAGTCCGGCTTGCCGCCAGCTTCCCAGATAGACTGCATCACAGAGTCGAAGCGAGCCTGTGAGAATGCCTGCAGGGTAGTGGTCTCATCTGTACGAGCATCAGAGCCGTCACCAGTAGGGTCAGCACCTTCGTTAGCACCGAAGTCAGTGTTGGTAGCAACCCATGCACCCAGACCTGCCATACGGCGAGCTGTAGTAGAGTTACCCGCAACCGCTGCTTGGTTGTCGAAGATAGCTTTTTCCATATCTAAACGCTGCTCTTTCGCCGCCTTCAGGGTCTGGTACCCGATTTCTCGTGCCCGACCGCTCTTCGAGAGACCTTCATCCGTGTCAGGCACGGTCACAGCGTCTTTGAAGATCTGGGTCCGGTTGCCGAGGCGGGTAGTCGCAGCGCGTGCAGAGGCAGATGTGCTATCGCCCTCGATGTGAGCATTGACAGCACTAGAACGAAGTGAGTCCGTTTGCCATTCGTGGTAAGTGTTAGTCGCTTTCGTCTTCTTGATAGCGCTGTACAGTGGAGTTTCCTCAGGAGAAATCATCGAGATGATATCGCTTAGGTCTTCCTTTATGCCGACTGAATCATATGAGTCGAACGTGTTCGATGGTTGAGCCATGGTAATTTACCTCAAGTTATTTAAGATCTGGATCAATAAGTAATGCCATCATGTCATCAATACTACCTGACTTTCTGGCCTTGTCTTTTGCAGCTCGTCGAGCCTTAACCTTTGAGTCAGTCCGCTTAGCGCCGGGTTTAATAGCCGGTTTAGCCTTGCGTACCTTTTTCTCAGCAAGCGGTTTTTTATCCATCATCTCTGCATACTTAATGGCATAGTGAAGTGTTAGGAAATCTTGGTGATTCGTAACAGCTCCAACCTGCTCAGGTGTATAGTTTAAATACTTCTGAGCGCCAGACAGTAGATTATCCCGCCACTTAGCTGCCTTATCGGGGTCGCTGAGTTCAGGTATCTTCTGCTGTAGCATTTGAGCTTCCTGCACTGCATGAGCCTGCATGGCCCTCTGCTGTGCTTGGGTTTGGTACTGCATCTGCTGCTCTGCTTCAGCCATTTTCTGCTGATAAGCTTCCAGATCCTTATTGTACTTCGCCTGTTGGTTCAGGTACGCAACTGCGTCCGTCTCCCATAGCTCTTCTGATGGCGGTTTCGGTGCAACAAAGTCACCGTTCTGCGCCTGCTGGATCAAATGTGCTAAGTGCTGTCGATCCTGCATCAGGGACTCATACACAGACTCTGCCTGCTTACGTGCTTCGGCAGCCTGTTGCATCCCTTTTTGGACGTACTTTTGACCAGAGTAACCTTGCTTGAGATCGTCTAGGGTTACCTCAACTTCCTCACCGTCTACTTTAACAGTGAATGTTTCAGGCCCATCTTGATCTGGCTCGTCCTCATCGTCTTCGTACTCGTCCTCATCATCAGATTCTTCAGAGTCAGTATCATCTACGTCTTCCTCTTCTGATGCGTCAGACTCATCGGTGTCGTCCAGGTCTTCAGATTCATCAGCCGCGTCCTCTTCAGGTTTCGCAGCCTCCTCTTCGGTTTCCTCTTCAACGACCGGTGCTTCTTCCGGCTCTACAATGTGAGCAAGTGCTTCTTCAAGGCTCAGCGCGCCTGTGTCACTAGATGCTGTCGTTTCCACGGTGCAGTCCTTCCAGTAAGTTATTTATCCTTTAAATCGTGCATAACCTCCGCATCAAGTGCAGATTTTATGTACGCCTCAATAGCAGAAAGTGCTCTAAGCGTATCTTTCGCTACCTTAATCTGTTCCATAGTAGCAGAACTGTGCAAGAAAATGCCAATCTGCTCCTGTTTCACGCCATCAAGTATTTCTTTAAACGCCTCATCGTTAGATATACGTCTAAACCGAGAGGCGCGCTCCTTGATATCTATATCCATTAGTACCTAGCCTGCTGTACAGCTTGTTGTGGAGCTGTGTCAGGGAATCGAGGCTCAGACTGCATTGCCTTGATACGTTCAACATCCACTGCAGTACCGTACTTACCGATAACCTCTGCAGCCTTAACCAGCAGATCCTGGTCCATCTTATCGCGCTCACGGTCATCCTGTGCCAGTGCCTTCTGAGCATCCAACTGGATCTTAGCCTGTACTTCCTGAAGCTTGGTCTGGGCTTTGATCTGCTCTGCTTGGACCTGAGCTTGAGCCAGTGCCGCATTAGGATCGGGCTGCTGCTGCTGTGCTGCCATCTGCTGTTGTTGCTGCATAAGCTGCTGCTCGATTTGCGGGTTCATTGGCATATAGTAGCGATCAGAGTTACGCATACCACCAAGAGCTAGGATATCTGCCAAGGTGTTGCGGATGTTCGTCATTCCTACTAGGCCATTACCCGGACCGTAGCTCTGCCAGATCTGCATCTGGGTCTGTAGGGTCTGCATAAGTGCAGAAGCTTTCTCGTCTTCCTTACCAGTGCCAAGACCTACGTTCACAGAGATACCCATATCAGTATTCCATGACCGCGGATCGATCGGTGAAAACTGGTCACCCGATAGACGCATCATAACCTCATCAGGTGAGTTCTCTGCGACCAGCTTCAGCATAAGCTTAAACAGGCGCGTCATGCCGCCTTCTGCAAAGTTACGTGCGATCACTTCAACCTGACCGGCAGCGGCTTGTACGGTTAGCTGTGCGGCCGTAGCAGTAGAGTTCTGCAGTGCATCAGGGTTAAGGCCCATAGACGCACGAGATACACCAGTCTTCTGCTCTATAGTACTATCGTAGTACTCCATGGCACCAAGGGTCTGACCGGCCACAAATGGGACTGCCATATCCTGGATAGCGCCAGCCTGCTTCATGCGCACCAGACCACCGATCTCATTGTTCATCAGGTCGTCTACATTGACCATGCCTTCAACAAAACCTACACGAGGTGAGTTCGTCATGGCGATGTTATCTAGTACACCACGCAGCATGGCAGTAGCAGCGTCTTGGTCATTAATGATTAGATCAGCAATAGAACGGCCGAAGAATGCGTGTGGCTCAGGGTCGCACTCGAACACTGCAAATGGAATCTCTGACCAAGGCTCAGCACTCAGTAGCTCGTAGTCCGTACCACCCATGATGATGCGGTGCAGCTGAGCAATGCCAGTGCCGTCAACATCCATCTTCATGTAACACTCGGTCACAGTGACGATCTTCATTGCAGGATCTAGGATGTCATCTTCATTAATCTGATCGTAGCCGCGGCGCTCGAAGTCTTCTGCCTCAGCCATGGTGTCATAATCCATAACGCCTGAGAGCTGAGACACGACATCGTAGTCATAACCCATCTCTACCAGGTCTGATACGCGCATATCTGTACGGTGACCGATACAGTAAACATCATCAATGCTTCGAGACGATCGTGATACAAAGAACTCTTCAGGAGGTACGCTCTCAATACAGAGCTTACCTTCATCGGAGTAGCGGTTGATCTTGAGCGTATAAGAAGGCATCTCCTGCTCTACGCCGAATTCATCAACCTGCATATACATCTCTGTAGACTGCTCAATGACCTCTACATCGTCTTCATTGACGACAAGCATCATCTCCTGCTCAGTCAGGTTGGATAGCGTGTATGACTCAGATGTCTGGTAAGTATCCCAGTAGACCTTAACAATGCCGGCCTTCTTCAGTAGTGCATCATGGAATACATCGGATAGAACCCGGTAGCCATTCTTTTCAGTAAACTGTGAGTGGATATACTTGGTTGCAGTATCTGCAGCCTGAACATCTTGCGGTGTATTAGGCACATACTGAACGTAATTCTCGTTAGATAGGAATATACGCATCAGACTAGGTTTGATGTTACGGATAGTATCTCGGACCTTAGTAGCAACAACAGTGCTGCGACCTTCGACCTCACCGATATCAACTTGGCCATCGAAGTAGCGCTGGGCCTTGATACGGTCATCAGCGATCTCGGACTCGATAAAATCAACAGCATCATTCACAGCATCACGTGCGATGTTCTTGATCTGATCTTCATCCATTGGTTGTAGCTCTGCCATACCCTATACCCTTAAAAGTCAGTTATAAGCTTTTGACTAGCGTCACCGCCAGTAGAACCAGCCTGTCGTGATGAATATGATATCCCGCCACGTAGAGCTGCATCAACAATCATACCCATGCGCTTAAACTGTGTCTCGGTCCAGCCGCCACCCTGAAGTATCTTTTTAATAACCTCTGGATCATCCTGAAACATAACATCAACAACTTTATTAAGCTGTGCAGGTGTCAGGTCTACATTAAATAGGCTCTTAACACCCTCGCCAACACGAGCAATAGACTGTGGATCAAGTCGTGCAGCGCCAGCTATATCAAACACACCAAGGTCAGATTTACCTACATTCTCTCTAGCAGCTAACTGATCCGCAGTAATTGACTGACGTGTAGGATCTACAATATTTCTAACCTGTCGCGCATCCTCTGCAATACCAGACTTGCGCAGAATCTCTGAAAGATCTTCACCAGGGAACATACGCAGAAGCATATTTCCTTCAGGTGTGTTTTCATCCAGTAGCTTACCGTATAGCCCAGGTGATGTTTTAGCTTTATCTCGGAACGTACTCATGGCACCGGCTCTGAAATACTGAATGCCCATGACATCATTTTTTTCCATCAGATTGCTTAGGATAGCTTCCTGCTCTTCCACATTGCGGTTCCAAGCTTTCTTGCCAAGGTCAAATGCACGTTTATTATCCATGACCCTAGCCCACTTAGATCGAGCCTGCTGCATGACGCCTGACTGGGTATCAATAGCTCCACGCAATACCCTTTCGACATCTACAAGATCATCTACAAACTCAGACCCCATACCCTTACCCATAAAGGCGTCCTGCTTCCAGCCTTCTACAGTGCGGCGTAAAAGCTCAGCTTCCTTAATGGTAGGCTGGCGGTAGATTTCCCAGGTTCCATCTTCTGCCTTTCGAGCAAACGGAACAAGACCACCTTGGCCCTTAGCCCGAAGACCCTCCTCCAAGCCTTCAGCAAGCTGCGGGAATCGGTTCATTGCCTGAGTCATTGCAGCTACAACATCACGGCCGGCATCTTCTGGAAACTCTTTAAATATGCGATCGTAGTCGGAACGAGCATCTGCTTTCAGTTGATCTACTGATCTATTGACTTGCTTTAGTACGTTGCCTTCCATCGTAGGAGTTAGGCGCTGCTGTACAGCCTCTCCTGCTGCAGCTCTTGTTGTTGCTGCGCGCTCTTTAGTTGCCTGCGATATATCCACAGTGCGAGCACCCTCAGCATCTGGAAGCTTAGCCCCACGTGATCGATACTCACGAAGCGTAGCAGCTAGAATAGGGTTGTCAGCCATAATGCGGCCATCTAGAAGGCCATTGATAACGTCTGATGGGTTGTCGCCATAACCTAGCTTAATCAGCTTCTGGATCTCTGCTTCAACAACACCTGTGGGCTTACCTTCGAACTTCTTACGCAGGTAGTTGAAGAAATCACCTGCAACATCTGTGACTTTAGGCGCAGCAGAACTCATTACGCCTGCAGTAAGACCACCGACAGTTGCACCACCTGGTATCCTAGCTAGATCTGCCCATGCACCATCAGTGCCTTCTAGGTAAGCTTGAGCGCCACCTTCAACCATGCCAACAGGAACAGCCCTACGTGCCACCTGACCAAGAGAATGAGTGCCACCAGCCATTCGTCCAAGGTTTGCAGCAGATATACCCTGCCCACCAGGTATCAGAAGTGCTAGTGCAGTAGGAGCTGCAGCACCCAGAATCTCAGCACTAATTGCTAAGCCTTTGTTTGCTTCTTGATAATCGGACAGTTTCCTGCGCATAGCATCACGAGCCTGTTCATAGGTAAGGTCTCCACCTTGAAGCTTGCTGATGAGCATATCACTGAAGCCGCGGATCTCATCCCAACCACCAAAAGTCAGGCCGGACATCGCTGTGTTACCGAAACCGTAGTCTAGGTTGTATGCCTCGTTGTAAATATCAGAAGCAGATTGACCGCCTGCGCCGGCTGTTTTGCCTTCTGCAATATCTGTAGCTAGACCCATTATCGCGCTCCTGTATCTTGACGCCAGTCTTCTAGAATCTCTTCAGGTGACATGCCTCTAGCCCGGCCAGCCTCATACACTTCAGAGAACTGAACCCACTGGCCGTTAATATTGGCAACAGCTGGGGTATTCATACTGAGTCGCTCTGTAGAAGACACTGTGCCTCTGGCTTCACCGAAGTCCTCAGATAGCCCTGTGACCATATTGCCATAAATACCCTGGAGAAGGTTTACAGACTTCAGATAATTTATGATCTGTCGGTTGGCCTCTTCAGTATTACCAAGGGACGGCAGGAATCTGCTTGTGAACTCTGCATCAAAGTCAGTCTGCGGACCTTTATTCATACGCAGCTGCTGAGCAATCATATCAAATGCAGCAGCATTCAATGACTGACCTTGACCAAGCTTAACGTCATTAACATCCATACCGATCGACGCACCAAACTCACGGAGAGCTTGCATACGCTGCTCATATGGACCTGTCTCTGCACCCTCGAAGATAGACTCGAACCGTGATATCTGGTTCATATAGTTGCGTGATTGTGTGCCGGCTTCGCGGATTACATCAGCTCTACCAATGACAGACTTAGCCTGCTCATCCATCCACTTGCCCTGACCCTGGTCGACCTGACCACCAAACGCACCGGCTTTTGCAAGCTCTTTAAACTGTGCAGGGTTTTTCTTGTATAGGTCCATCATCTGCGATAGCTGAGTCGGATTCTTATACATCAGAGATAGTGCGTCTTTAGCTGTAATTGCACCGGCCGCAACAAGACCCTGAAGCTCTGGGTTTTTAGCTAGCAATGGAGCAAACTCAGCGCTCATCTTACGCGCCTGAAGAGTCTCAAGACGTTTTGCGGCATATGCTGCTAGTTGCTGATCTGGCTCCATGCGCATGGTGTTAAATGCCATGGCCAGTCGTAGCATATTCTCTTCATTGCCAAAGAAGTTTTTAACCTGCTCTCCAAAACCTGGCTTTTCATCAGGATTTTCACCCTTTGCAGCCTGCTCTGTAAGCTGTGTAGCTGCCTTCATCTGGATTAGCTTATCCTTACCACCAGCTTGAACGTTCTCAGGGTATGCACCATATAGTGGGTGCTCTCCCATACGTGCCGGCTTAGCTAGCGATGAACCAACTTCTGGTGCAGGCTCAGATGCCATATCAGGCAGCGGCTTAGGTTGCGTAAAACCACTCTCAAGCGCAGGCTTATTGTTAGGGATGGCAGGAATAGTAGTAACTACACCAGGCTGACCCATTGGCGCCTGCGCCTGATTCATCTGGTAAAGCTGCCTATAAGTAGGGTTAGGAGATTGCTGTGGCTGAACTGTGTTCTGACTACCTGAAGCAATATCCTGGAGTATATCGATAATGCTTGTAGCTCGATTCCCTAGTGGGCTTTGCATTGCCATATCTATCTCCTTACTTACCGCGTGCCATAGCGCCAAGTGTTAGGTAATCAAACAGACCGGGCTGTTTAGTGTCCGTTGTGCTCTGAGGAACCATACCTGCCGAACCACCAAGAGCCTGACCTAAGTAGCTAAGAGCTGCTGCTGGCGCTCCTGTGAAGCCTGCGTACTGACCTTTAGCCGCATCAATAATAGCCTGCTGGATAGCCTGCTGCTGTAGACCTGACTGCTGCATATCAAGGTTAGCCTGACGGCTCATGTCGTACATGTTTCGACCAATACCAGACAGACCCTGAGCCTGACCAGTAAGCTGGCTAGATGCACCCATACGCATCTGCTGATCCTGAGCTGCGCGATTCAGTGCGTCACCGTAGCCCTGATACTGTAGCTGACCGATCTGCTGGTTAAGTCCACGCTGGATATCACCTGCCGCAGTACCCTGAGCTACCCCATGCCGAGAGCCACCGAATGCACCAGCGCGAGATGCCTCAGCGCCGATCTGGTTGCTCATCATGTCGTAGTTGCGACCAGCTTCCTGACGTAGACCGCCAATGACATTCTGCTGGTATGGATTCATGTATGCGCCAGCGTACATTGGAGAGTAGAAGTTCATACCCTGCGCAGAGCCTTGCATACCCATCTGAGTAGCACCCATAGCTCCGCGCATACTCTGAGCTGCTAGCTGATTAAAATCAGGCTGTGCAGGCAGATTAGCTGGTTGTGGTTGCTGAGATGGAGTCTGCGCAGGAGGAGGAGTAGCTGGGCCACCATAAATAGGCATATTTTCCATATAAGGCATTGGCGCTCCACCTTGTGATGGAATACCCATGTTTTGCTGACTCTGTGGATCAGTAGTTCCCTGAGTCGAAACTTGAGGCAGACTAGAGCTAGAATTTAAATCCATAGTTCCGTATGGGTTAGTGCCTGCTGGCATGGCGTTTGATGGCCTATTAGAGGGACTATATGCTGGCTGTACAGCGCCACCGCCTTTACCGCCACCTGTAGGGCCATAGTATGGTTCATTGCT